CGCCTCTCTATCGGTGTATGAACCCGCGTTGAAGTCAATCGGGTCTGCGTCAGGGTAGGCCACCTCAAATTCGTCTAGTGGCATCATCTCCGTAATGAAACAATAATTCCAGTCGCTGCTGTCTGCTGCGGTTGAGTTGGCGTCTGGGTAAACTGTCAGCGGGTTGAGGATGCGATTGATCCTGATGTCCATATCAAACGTGTCTGCGTCACTATAGTCTACGTCAACTCTGAAATACCCCATGCCGCCAGACGCGGCGCAATCGATTGCAGTGTCATAGGCAAGGTCAGCCTTTGAGATGTTTTCAATGTTTTTAATTAGACCGTTGAGGACTTCCGCTGTGTTTGGATCGCCAGAACTGTCCTGCGGCATAACCTTGATCTGCGGCTTATTCTGTCTTGCGTCGTTAGATACTTGACGGATAAAGGACGGCAACCTGTTTACTGTCAGCATTGGCCGACCATCTTGGCGTCGTCGCTCTGCGTCGTTGTCGTCCCACTGCTCACCCATACGGGCAAACTTCACGTCCTGCTCATAGCGACGTTGGTTCTCTTCCCACACTTCCTGAGACTGCTCAAACTGCTCTAGGGCTTCCTCATGGATGTCTTCAAGTTGATCTTCTTCGGAAGACCCGCTGTTGTCGCCATCGTACATTGCCATTCATTCGCCCTCAAAGCGTTAAAAGATTTCAAAAATTAACACATAACCACATATTTCTCAAGCCATCCATCCCCCACGCTTTGGCTGACGCGTTTTTTTAGGCTTTTTGCGTATCAACGCCGGGAACAATTCCGTGAAAAGCCAGACGGCGCTGTCAACTCGATCCGGCGACCCCGGCCCCTCGTACCCCGCAGATGTCATCTGACAAAGCTGCATCTCAAGCTCTGGGAACGACCCAACATGGCTTATCGTGTTGCTTGAGTATAATGCGCTGATAGGCTCCGCACGGACGTGCTTTCCACGCGTTGCGACAACCTCAACTATCTTAATGTTTGGCCTAACCGTGTGAAGTGTGTGTCGCACCATGTCGCCACCTTGGTTTCGCTCAACGACAATAGCATCTGCCTCGTATCGGTCATACGTTGCTATAGCTCTCTCAGCCCATTGTCGGGGCGAGCCCTTCATCGTCACGTCGTCCAAAAGATAGCCGCGCTTGTCTTCGCCTATGCCGCCGACTGTTATGCCGTGCTCGTCAGACCCGCTCTCATTCGATATAGCAGGATCAACACTTACCAATACCCTGTTCATCAGGGGCGCTTCGTCTCTGCGGTTCTCGTGAATATTTGTCATGTTGAATATTGCATTTGCAGCCATTGGCATATGCTCACCAAGCCAGACGTGTGAGTACATATCTGGGAGGTTGTTATAGTCGTGCTGACGCTCTTGCTCCAACGTGTCAGGAAAGAAATTGTTCTCGTCGTAATTGACTTTCCGAATGATTGCATTGTCAGGCGGTGTTGGGCCTCGGAAAAACCTATCGACCGGGTCTGCCGCAAACCTTGGGTTCCAACTGAACCAAATTTCAGAACCCTCTGACCTTATCGTCGGCCTGAGTAATCGGAGTGATGTCTCGCTGAGAGTTGCAGCCTCTTCAACCCACGCAACGTTGAAACCTTCTAACGACGCGATAGAGTGGGAGTTATGCTGGTTCATACCTTGGAAGATGATGACCCCGTCTCCCGGTGTTATGATGCGGTCCTTCTGGATGTCGAACCTGTCTCCCATCCCCATGGCTGCAATTTTGTCTTCGATCAGACGCTTGGCTGATTCTTGCAGAGACTTCTGCACCTCTCGAATGCATACGCCTCTGAACCCTTTTGTGCCACCAGCGTTGCCAACCATGCACTCTGCGAAGAAATGTGACTTGGCGCTGCCTCTGCCTCCGTACATCGCTTTGTAGCGTGAAGGGCCGACTAAGTCGCGTGAAAAGTCGTAGGCTCTACCTATTTCGTAGGCCATAGAACTACCGGTCCTCCGTCCTTGCCTGTTATTTCTTGCTCAACCTTATCCTTGTAATCTTTATGAAATCTGTTCTTCATTTGGAAGATAAACGAACTGGCGTTACCAGTACCCTCTGTGGCTTGAACCTTACCAACTCGCTCCCACCATATTTGGCTTCGGAGGTTAGCCCCCTTTATGGCGTCCGAAAATGTTGGGTGCTGGTCAATCCAATTGTACAAAGTATCTTTGGAGATACCCAAAGCACCAGCAATTTCTGCCATGCTTTCACCTTCGTCACCTAGTTCGTTTGCAGCCTCTACCATCTTTGCGTTGTACTTCGTTGGGCGACCAACAGGCTTTTTCTTTGTATCAGGCATTTGATTTACTTCCTGAGCACTTCCACCGCTTACGGCTAAGACGCAACGGGCTGTTGGGGTTCTTGGCTGCCTTTGGGTGGTCCTTCATTTGACCAGCCGATCTAGCGCAGTATGAGTTGCCTTTTGCAGTTCCCGGCTTTACCCGTGCGCCACCACCTTTGGCTTTTCCAGCTTGACCGTAACTAACTTTTTTACCAGAGGCTGTGACTTTTACTTTGGCTTTGCCTTTTGCGGGTTTTGTTGCCATGTCACTTCCTTTTCTTTGGGGCTGGTTTAGCTGTCTTAGCTGCTGCCTTGAATGACTTAGTTGATGGCGCACCTTTGGAACCGGGCTTGCGCATCTTCTCACCACTTCCCGCCTTAATACGTTTTCGTTTCGCATGAATATTGTCGTATAGTCCCGCCATTTATTTGTCCACCGTTCTTTCAAGTCGTTGACGTACTAATCTAGCATAGCCCTCGACATCGCGCCAGTGGTCGATCTCGTTGTTGTTTCCTGCGATTATGCGCCCTATTTTTGACGCAATAAGGTCAAGTGCTTCGCGTTGTTCGTTTGGCAGGTCAACCTTCGATTGATTGATCAGCGTTTTGATGGTTTGTGAAATAAATGCCACCTCAGTAAAATCTCCATGCGTTTTTGCTCGCTCTTCAAGTGTTGCTATAATGTCAGTCACTGATTGCCCTTTCTATTGCTTCTTTGATCATCATCCTACGTCTGCCCCAAAGCTCCAAGTTCTCGTATAACTCAGCCCACGTTGGGAAAAACTTACTCGACCTGCGGATTGTCTTTAGAACGTATTCAACAACGTCTGCCGGGTATTCTTCCAAGTCCTCAACATATATCGCTATTATAGCAGCCTTATCCATGTCGTCCATGTTGCGCATAGGCATTGTTAAAATCATTTTCTGAACCAATCTCGCAATACTCTTTTTAGGCATTGGCGCACAAGCTGCAACCGCTTCGTCTAAATGCGTCAGGTCAGCATTAGTAATATCAAATCCCACAACATCGTGCGTGTCACTCCCACCCCATACGGGCTGCAACTTCATCCCCGATTTCAAAGATGCTTCGAGGCTTTTTGTTATCTCGCCCGGTGTTGTCATGGACGATCTGTGCGTGGTCGTCGTCGTAACAGCCTTGGTTGAGCCATGTGCTGGGGTGCTTGATGTATTGCGTTGAAGTTCCTGCATCTTTGATCTCCTGATTGTAGGCTGCGACACCTTGGGTTAATTGCTCGATTGTGACACCAGACTTGATGGCGCTGTTAAATGCTTTCTCTGCTGCCTTCTTTCCAATTTTACGAGGGTAAGAATCATACCATTGTGAAAATTGATCTGGTTCTGAAATCACTGTTATATTTTTACCTTCTTCCCTTATACCCTTATTACCTTCTTTAGATGTGGTTACTTGTTGGTTATCTGTTGGTTGTTTGTTGGTTACTTGATGGTTATCTTGCTGGTTATCGTCTTGGTATTTATCCCAGCAACATATTGATATTATTGAGAATTTGTTGGTTGAGTTGATGGTTATTTCGTTGGTTGATAAAAGCTTATCTAAAGCAGTGCGAACTTGCTGCTCTGACATACCAAGCTGTGCAGCCAAAGCTGTGCGACCAGCAACAACAGACCCGACAGGCACATCGAAGCCACGGAATCTTGATGGTTTGTAATTCGCTTTTATCAAAAGATGGAGGAACAGGCGCATAACATTTGCGTCAGTATACCATTCCCAATCTGATATTGTTCTGTGAAGTTTGAGCCATCCGGCCATTTGTCTCTCCTATCATTACTCTCCAAGTAGTAGGCGGCGGGCCGGAGAGCGAAACCACATCAAGAGCAACCAAGATGTTTTTTTCACCGCAAAATCACTCTACACTATGCTCGCGCTCAAGCAAAGCCTTTTGATACTCTAGCTCGTGTTTACTGACGCAGTAACTACACAAATCAAGGTGCATTGGAATCTCAACGTCTATGTCCTCAATGGCATATGTAATTACACGGGCTGGCATTATCACAACGCCAGAGCCGTCACATATCTTGCACATTATGACCTACCGACGAATGTTGTTGGCCCTGTGTGTATTGCATCAAATAAATACCAAGCTGAGTTTTCCTTACCAGCTTGATTGCCAAACCACTTGACCCGCCCGACAGATACGACCATCACGCAACGCCTCATGTGTGGACCCATTCTCACATTGTGCATCATGTCGGCTGGCAACAGCAGCCAAGTCTCCGCGATGTCTGACAGGTGTGTGATTAAAGGATTCAGCAACTTCCAGTCGTAAGGCGGGTTTGTGATAAACATATCCCCATCACATTCATTAAGGTTCAATGCACAGTTTATGTCTCCCCATTTGATGTCTGCATGGCCGCCAAGCTGGTGACCGTATGAGCGCAAAGATGCCGCAAGGTCGCCTTCACCATAGCAAGGCTCGTGAAATCTAACGACTTTTGGTAAGTGGGGAAACAACGGAACAACAGCCGCATACGGCGTTGGGTAAAAGTCACGTTCGACACGTTCGAAATCACTACGCTTTCCCATGGCTAACCTCCATCTTGAGCATCTTCGTCATTGCATTTTTGACTGCTCGCTGATGCCCACGTTTGTAACCCGGCGTTGCTTTTGCGTACCGCTTGACCGCGTCAGCGTGTCCGATAATTGCCGACTTTTTTGCTAGTGTCTTCTGCATCAAATTACTCCCTCAAGTTCAAGAATCTCAATTACGTCGTCAATAGATCGTGCGCCCCTCCCTTCCCTCTTTCCC